TAGATAATTTCTGAAGTTTTCTATTCTTCTATCATATCTTTCTATAAATTTAGCAAAATTATTATCTATAAAATGTGTTTTACCACCAACCCAATTTTCATTTAAATATAATAATCCATTATCAGGTATTGAGCTTTCATGATTATAAATAAAATTATATCTAGTATTATAAATCAAAGGTGTTCCACTTTTTATTTCTGGTACATCAAATGGTGAAGGAATTAATTTTAAATATGATGTATCATAAAATATTTAAAATCTTCTTTTAAACATAAAATAATGCCTTCATAATTTGTAAAACCAATGTCAAAAGGACATGTTTTATATCCATTAGATTTTGTTTGTCTTAATCCTAAGTGTATTCCTTTAATAGCAGGCATACAATTCCATCCTAATGAAATAGCTATTTCCATAAATAAAAATAATATTTAAAAATTTTATATTTAACTAATTTATAAAGATTAAATATATAAATGGAAACAACTAAAATGATTGTTTTAGGAATTATTGCTTTAATTTTGCTAGGATTTATTTATAACAGATTACATAATCATTTAAATTATCCTACTACTACAACCACTTCTACTAAATCAGTAATAGTTAAACAACCTGTTTATGTTAATACCAATACCAATCCTAATAATCAGAATGTTAATTATAATCAACCTCCTCCACATTATAATTCTTATAAAGCACAATATTACAATTAAAAAAAATTTACATAGTAATTATTATTAATATATTATCATATCATATATTAAATGACAACGCCTTATGCTGTATCTACAAATATTGGCTCTGTATCTTATAATAATTATGTAAATGCTCCTATTACTGGCCCATTAAGCACAGATCAAACGCCTGCACAAATTCCTTATCATAGTTATGGCACATTAACTGGATTAAGACCTACACCACCACAATTTTATCCTCAACAAGAGCCTGTTTACGCAGAAATGAATACAAATGCCCGTCATCAATATTTAAGAACTAGAGTTAATAAAAAAGCTTTAGCCGAACAAATAAGATTAGCAAAAATATCAGATCCACTAGGTCATTTTATTAATTCATCACAAAGAATGGTACCTATTTCATCTCATACAAATTATATACCTCCAATTGATTCATCCCTTTATATAAATATTAAGAAAAGTAATGCAGTAGGTCAAAGTGCATACAAAGTAAATTTGCCTAATTCAGCACCAATAGGAAGTAAAAGTTATTATCCTAGTGGTACTAGAAGTACAATAAGAAGAGTGAGGTCGGGTGGTTGTGTAGCACCAAAAAAGAAAGGTGCTATAGAAAATCATAGTTTATCAAATGGGAGAGTTTGTGCATGGGGTGCTATAGTTCGTCAAAATTATTAAAATTATTAAAATTATAAATAAAAATAATATTTAGTATTATTATAATAATGACTTTTCCTAGATTAACTCCTTTATATGGACTTGGAAGTTATGGTAGAACAAGTGCATCTGTTCTTATAGGTGCACCGCGTTGTAAAATAGGTTCTCAAGGTAGATGTTATGCATATGCTAAAAATCATGGTCAAGGTCCTCAATATATCCAATTTTTAATTAACGCACTTGGACCTCAACCCTATACTAATCGTTGGTCTGTAATGTAATTTTTTTATTATATTTATTAAATATAATAATATAATGAATAAATATTTAGTTGAATTTTTAGGAACTACTCTTTTAGTTTTTACTATTTTTACAACAAACAATTGGTTAGCGATCGGAACAGCCTTAGCAATTAGCAATTGATGTTTTATTTGGTGGATCAATTTCAGGAGGAGCGTTTAATCCTGCGGTAGCAATTGCCCTTTATGCTGCAAATAAATTAGATAAAAATGATTTAGTCCTTTATATTATAGTTGAAATTTTAGGTAGTTTAGTTGCTTTTTATATGTATAAAAACTTTGTTAAAAAATCTAAATCTAATTAAATAATATTTTTTTCTTTTTATATATAAATGTCAGGCACATGGGATAGTTTAAAAAAATGGGCTACTGGAAACCCAAAATCACAACAAATGGCAGCATCGCAACAAATGACAGCTTCAGGTGGAAGGAGAAGAAAACGAAGAGGAACCAGACGAAGAGGATATAGAGGTGGTAATGCTCCTCCTGCAATGCCTTCTAGTAGTGGATCTATATCAGCACATACTGCTACTAAAGGTGTTGCGGCAACAGCTGCGCCTCATACTATGAAAGGTGGACGTAGAAAAAGTCATCGCAGAAGAAGATCTCATAGACGTTAAATAATTTTATTACAAAAAGGTTTAAATCCATTACTAGATATAATATTTAGAAATGGATCTATTGATTGAACTTGATATATATGAACCAACAATTGATGAAAATGGGAATTATATAGATTATTATTTACCATCTTCAAATAAATTTAATAATGGTGTGAGATGTAGTTGTGGATCAAGAAAAGAACATGTATTTCATAATCGTCAATCTTTTCGCACACACATTAAAAGTCAAACACATCAAAAATGGATAGAAAATTTAAATGCAAATAAAATGAATTATTTTAGTGAAAATATTAAACTAAATGAAAATGTTTCGAATCAGAAATTGATAATAGCAAAATTACAAAGAGAGAACGATGAATATGCTAAGTTGATAGTTCATTTAACAAAAAAAATAGAAATGAAAGAAAACTCAAATATATCTATATCTAACATTGATTTGATTAATTTTGATTAAATATTCTTATCAACAAATACTTCCCTTGCTATTTTCTTAATAATTTTATCTTCCTTTTCAGAATCATTATCTCCATTCCCACCCATAGATTCTATAATAATTTTATTAAATTGATCAGATACTTTTGAAGATGTTTTTTTATAATCTGGATATTTCTCTCTAAATTGAGAAATTAAATTTATATTTTTATTTGTAATCTTTTTAACCATTTTATGCATTTTGTCTTTATTTTTTCCTTCTTTTTCCCATCTATCTTCGTCTTTTACATACATTGTTTCTCTTTTTTTATCAGTGCAATGAACAGGTCTCTCAGTTACATCTAATGCATTTAAATTTTTTATAATAATATTGGAAATTCCTTCAATATAACCAACTTCACCAACATTTTCTAAATCATAAAGTTGCAATTGGAGAGAATTTATAAAATCTGTAATATTCATAGCATTTTTACACGTTTCATTTAAAAATACATTTAAATTAAACGATTTATTATTTGAATTATTATTAGTTATATTATGTGTTCCATTTTCTATCACTTTCATCATGATATTTTTTAATTCACTATTTTCTTTAATTAAAAGCATAATAACATCTTTATCATTAACCACCTCATCTGTAAAAGTTTTATTTGTATATTCTAATTTACATTTTTTTTTATGTCTCCATAATCCAGAGTAATCTTTATATTCTTTATTACAATTATTACAAATATGCTTTAAGCTTAAAAACAGCTTATTTTCATTGCTAATTATTGATTTTTTATGTTTCGTGCTAATTTTATGACTTTCAAAATTAGATTTCTTATCTGTTCCGTAGTTGCAAAATTCACAAAAATATTTGGAGCTTATTTTTGGCTTAAAATTATTGCTAAACATTGATATATTAGCAATATATTTTAAGCTTTATATTTGTATTTTTTTTAATAAAAAAAAATTATGGTAACATTTTAAAAATTATTTTTTTGGTAACCAAACCATAATTTTTTTTATGGTCACACATTTTTCAGTTTGGGGAAACTATTTTTCATTTTTCATTTTTGGACATTTTTTTTGTCCATTTTTGAAAAGTAAAAAAAACTTTCCCCAACAAAAATCTGGAAAATCCTTTAAGTACTTTTTTATAATATAAATTTATCAATAAAATAATTTTTTTAGTTAATTTTTTACACAACCAGGACATTTATGATTGCTTTCTTCCTTAGCAAAACCAGATATAGGATGCCACCAGCAATGTTGACATATTTTATGAGATTTAATGTTGCCATTTTTTATTAAACATGTAGATGGTATAAGACTACTATTGCTATCTATTGTTGTATCACATAAACAACAATTGATAGTAATTATTTGTTTATTTTTTGATTCGTAATAGTATTCTTCTTCTTCCATTTTGCATTTTGTATTTTTTGCATCACTTCTAGAATAGTGGTTCCTATTTCTCATTATAATTATAATTGATAAAAGATATAATAAAAAAATCAATTCAATTTTTTTATTATTATTTTTTGATCGAATATTATCTAGATTTTTTCATAATACGATAAAATATGTAAATGCCAATGCAAGCTAATCCAGCAAAATATACTTTGTCGATAGGATCATCTGGCATAGCACATGAAGCATTTTCAGCTACCCCAGTTTTGAATGATTCAACACATTTTTGATTAGTTAAAGGATTTACATAATTATATTCTGATGTATTGAACAAGCAAGGATTCATCGATTTTATATCTGTTAAAGTAACATAATGAGTTTCACTTGAAGAATTGTTGTTTGCATCAATTGTTTGCATAATAATATTTTGACAATCTGGTGTAGCAGGTTCTGAAAATGCTTTAAAAATCTTCATAGGGTTTATTAATTTTACATCTTGCAAAGATCCAGGGACTAAACCCTTATCTGATTTTCCTACAGGTACATTATTTATATAAATATATCTGTCTGTTTCTTGACAAGATTTTTTACCGGCATCGTCCATTGTACACGTATCTATAGCATTACATTTTGCTGTAGTATTATAAAAATATTTATTTCCTAAAGGTTTACCGGTAGCAGATGCTCTACTATTTCCATTTATTAATAAATGTATGTATTCTTTTAAGCCGTTAATATTTCGACCTAATTGTGGGAAACTGCCACCTTCATGTACGCCAATACTAATAGGAGATTTAATATTGTCTGAATAATTATAATTAATTGGGGATGAATCAGCAGTATCATTAGTAGACATTAATATATAAATAGAAATATAATTTTATTTATTATGTAGTATTATTTTCATCTTCATCTGGAGATGGAGGATTCATGGCTGGTTGATTTTCTGCTATTTCTTGAATTTGTTCAGTCATATCATTTATTTGAGATTGTAAATTATCATTATTATTTGTTAAATCTGTAATTTTTTCATTTACACCATCTAATTTATCTACTCTTTTATTTAAAACATTAATATTTGCTTCATTTTCTTTTGATAAAACTAAAGGGTCATCTTGATCACTAGAAAGACCTTCTATTACACGATTTGCTAAAAATAACTGATAAATAATTAAAAATAGAAAAAATATAATTAATATATTTATTAAAGTTAACATTATTATATAATAATAATAATATCTTTTTATTTTCTATCTTAATAATATAAATGTCATCAGCGGTTTATCCATTAGGAATGAGAAGTGTACCTGCTTCAGGATATACACATAAAAGTACAAATTTAAATAAACAATATGTAAGTTGGAAAGGTACTGGACCAAATAGTTTTCCGGTTGGTACTGCACCAGGTCATATAAGACCATTAACAAATAATGATCCTGGTAATGTTTTTCAAACGGGATTTGGATTGCCAAGACCTATAAAACATTTTAGAAAAGGTAGAGCAATTGTAAGTGATCCTGTAGTTGCAAATAATTTAACTGGAAAAAATATCGATATTAATGAAGCGGCTTTAATAAATTATAATATGAATAGATTTGTAAAATCAAGTAAAGGTACATCTTTAGGAGGTGGTTTTGGCGGTTCTGGTTTACTTAATGATATGCAAGATAAGCCAGGTGCTTTTTCAATCCGTCAAAATCCACCAAATGAAATAAATAATGTTGTACAAAGCGAAATAGATTGTAAAACATGTCAGGGTATAAGTATTGTTGCTAGTTATAAACCAAATATTACATTTTTAGAAGAAAATCCAGAACCAAATACTCAAAATCGAATTTTATGTTGTAATGATGAGTTTAAAGCAAAACGTCGTGCTATTTATGCAAGCACAAATTTAAAAAAGAATTATTATACAACACATAAACAATATTTGCAAAATAGATGTAAAACTTATGAACAAAAAGCATTTAACTTTTTATCATATAAAACAGATTTAACAAAAACCAATGAATATGATTATGAATATGAAGGTAAAGAAAAGCCAGGTGGGCCACTTAGTATTGATAATACCTATCTTGCTAATTGTCAACCAAATGCACAAATATATAATGCTACTGAAAATGCATTAATATCGCAAATGTTATCTATTATGTTAAATGCTGATATTTTAATGCAATCACAAGTAAATGAATTTAATAAATTAAATATTAATTCTATTCAAGGATTTTTTAATTGGTTAAATGGATTACCAGAGAATGAAAAAGTTCCAGCACTCAAGGTATTTACTGATTTTATTAGCAATCCTTATTGGGGAATGCCTCTTTCAGGACCATCTAATCCCGTAGGCTGTCAATTAGTTGTGTATAAACCAAATAATTATCAATATGCTAAACAAGGTGCAGTAAATAGTTCTACTAGAAATTTGAAATTGAATGTAGATACGATTTCAACAAATGCGGCTTCAATACAAAATTACAATAATACAGGACCTTTATTAGTAAACGCGAATGAGATATATGCAGGTGTTAATAATAATATTTCTAATATTTATAAAAATAAAGCACCAACCTGTAATACACCATGGCCTCTAAATTTCTCTCATTCAAGACAATACCAAAATAAAAAATTATGTTATTATAAACAATTACCGGAATATCAATTACCTGCAAGTGCTCCATCAACATATCGTTATTATCCAACTTCAGTTACAAGTTCAAATCATTTTTCACAATCGCCGAATACATATAACACTACTACTGGAACAAATGCATATTAAAAATCGATATAATTAAAAGTTTGCAATTGGTGATTATAATCTTCAAAAACTTTAAAATTATCGTTTGTATAATGAATGCATAAACCTATTCTTATCATTTCATGTGATCTGTTATAACGAATAATATTTTTATTTATAACAAATAATGACCCTAAAGCTCTCATATGTTTGTTTATATATATTTTTGAACTATAATTTATTACTCCATTAGGATTACAATTATGAGCACCTAAATCATAATTAATATCTATTATACTATTTCTTAAAAAACATAATTTTTTACTTTCTCTCTCATTTTCAATATATTTATTTATTTTATGTAAGTCAATATCATTTAAATCCAAACTATTACTTTCACCAATCATATCTATTCCTCTAACAGATAATATTGTTGTTCCTTGTAACAATTCATTATAAAGGTCGCTTTCATTTACATTTAACCATTCATCCATATCTATCATAATAATCCAACCAGTTGTTACGTTTTTCCAACAATTATTTTTTAAATCTCTTAATTTAATATCATCTATTATATTATTTGTATCCCAATTAATTACTTTACAATTTAAATTATTAGCTATTTCAAATGAATCATCTGTAGACATATTATCAATTATAGTAATTTTAGCATTTGGTAAATTTCTTCTATAATGAGAAATTGTATGAGGCAATAATACAGATTCATTATAACAAACAATGAATATATTTATTTCCATATCTTCTACAAAATCTTTTTCTACAATATTATCTTCTATTATATCTTCTACAATATTATCTTCTTTTATATCTTCTACAAAATCTTTTTCTACAATATTATTTTCTTTTATATCTTCTATTATATCTTCTATAAAATCTTTTACAAATTTTGATTTCATATATAATTTCATATATAATTCCATATCTGATTCTATATCTGATTCTATATCTGATTCTATATCTGATTCCATATATAATTTTATATCTAGTTCCATATTTATATTTATAAAATATTATAATTCTTTCGCAATAGGTAAAAAAATATTCGTTTTTTCAGTAAATTTATTAAAAGGTATTTTGTATTTTTCGCACCATAAAACAGCTTTTTGAATATTAGATTTTTTAATTGTTTCTATTTTTTCTTCTTTATTTTTATTTTTTAATATATTTAAAATTAATTCTAATGAATCTATTTGTTGTTGTCCAATAATAATATTAATATCTTGTAATTTAGTAATAAAATAATAAGGTGTATTAGAATCTAATATAGATTTTATATTTTTATTTTCTAATTTTTTCAAGAAAATTAATAACTTATAATAATTTAATTTTAAATACCTATTGGAGTCATTATTAAATTTAAAATTTTTACATATAATGTATTTATCAAACGTAGTTATATTACTTGTATTTGGTTTTAAAATATAAATTTTTTCGTATAAAGATGACAAAATATAAATAATATCTAATACTGGTTTATAAAATATATTATCCATTTTAATTATACATATGCCTCCATATATTTGATTTCTTAAAATGATCATAATATAATTAATTAATGAAATAATATAACTATTAGTATTGTTGATTAGTGCTTCAAAAAATAAAAAATTAAAATTATTATTACCAATTGATTGAATTGTATTATCATTTATTTCATCATAATACATAATTTGATCGCCGTAATTTTCACGTAACATTTCAAAACATTCAATAGAATCGTTATTTTTGTCAGTGATATGTAATGTTTTAATAGGAATATTTTTATATGGTTCAAATATGTTCAATGTAATAGAAATTTCTAAAAAATCATAAAATAAATTAGTTTTAGGTCTTAATTTACTAACAGAGAATTTTGAACCAGGAACTTTAGAAAAAATATATTCATAAGGGTTTACAATTTTAATAAATTCGTCATAACATATATTTTCATTAGTATTTTTTAAATAATTAGAAATTTCTTTTGAAAGTTCATTGTAATATTTATATAAACTATAAGATATGTATGGATTAATATTATCATGACAAATTTGTGGATTTACATTGAAAATATTATTAATTTTAGGTATTATATAATAACTCATAAGTATTATTATATAATTATTGTTTTTATATTTAAGTCTGTATTTTTTATAAGTTTAATCTTCATCATCATTTTCAATAATTAATATTTTTTTTTTAGGTTGAGCTAATTCTTTAGATGTGTCTTTTTTATTTTTTTTTGATTTAACTACAACAATTTCTTCATCTATTGCTTCATCTATTGCTTCAGTTGCTGGAACAAGTAATAATTTTTTACTCAATTTTCTAACTTTTGGTTTAGTTTCAGTTAAGTATTGTTCATTTACGATTTCTGTTATTGCTAATGATGAATCTGTTTTCTCTCTTAATGTAGCAGTTTCGTTGTATTCACTTAACTCTAATTCTATTGCTTCTGTATTTACTACTCTAACTTTTTTGTAAACAAAATAACGATTAAGGAATGATATTTTTTTCTCAATATGTGTCATCATAGGTGCATTACCATAATCTTTAGCTTTAAATTTATTTTTTGATATTTCATCCAACATGTGTAAGAATAATTCATTAAATAATCCTGTACCTTCTGGTAATCCAAATAAAATCGCCTCTTCTCTATTTAAAATTTCAAAGCCATAAGCAGACATAATACGATTAAAATAATCAAAATTAATTAAATATTCAGGTATTGTTTGATTAATTGATTCTTGAAATACATCAATTCTGTAACCGATAGAACTAGAATCATCATTAAAACTATCACCTGAATATCGTTTTGTCATTTCCCAAATTAGTTTATCATCTTCTACAATTTTAACAGAATCATTTTGTTTTATTTTTTTTAATTCATTAAATACAAGTTTGCCATCATATGCAGTTCCGATAAAATATCCGTTATGTTTTGTACATTCAGCAATATTTTTAATAAAACCCTTTAAAGTATTTGGATTTTCAAAGAAATAATGTGCTGCGAATTGACAAGATGATACATTAAACCCATCGATACCTTTACCATATTGTCTAGCAACACCTGCTCCTATTTTATCACTTTCTTTTGACCCATGACCAAATACAGAAGCAGTAATTTGTTTGGCTTTTTCATTTAACATAGCACTTCCATCTTTAATATTAAAAGCACTATTACCATTAACAAATAAAACATAAGGCACATGTTTATTAATTTTTCGTGCTTTTAAGAATCTAGCACATGCTCCATCTAACCTGTTTTCTAAATTATCTTTTGATATATCAATGCCAAATACAAATGAAAGTTTAGAACTAATCCATTTTGGTAAATCTCCAGCTTTGCCACATGCAAAATCGATTAATATATCTCCTTGATTTGTTACACTTCTAATTAAGTGTTTTTTAACGTACAAGTTATGAAATTGTTTCATTGATTCAGTTTTAAATTTTCCTGATGGTGTATTATAATATTTATCTTCACAAACGCTAATATCAGGAATATTTAATCCGGTTGATAACATTTCAGCATTAATTCTGCCAGTTGGATGTATAGTTTTCCAATTACTATTACATACATAATATGCATTTCCGTATTCTTTATCTCCTTTTTTTAAACGTGCAGTTTTATCGTAACGCACACGTAATGGTATCCATCTCCATCCTTCTTTTTGAGTAAAATCGTATCTAAATTCAACAATAGTGTTATCTTCAAATACTTGATTTTCTTCTGAGAACATTTTTTTATTACCTGAACTATCTAAACGTAACATTATATTAGTTAATCCAGCATTTACATCATATGGATCTGTAGGATAAAATCTTTGCGGAATATAATCATTATCTCGTTTGTCTTCATAACGCACTTTATATTCAGGAAGTTTATCATCAATAATATCTTGGCATGGATTTATAAATCCGTCATTTTTTTCACTAAATCCACATCTTAAAATAATTTTTTTATATTCATTTAATTGTGTGACTTCATTATTATTTATTCCATCTTCGAAAATTGGCTTTACAATATCATCTCCATTAGGACCTTTTTCTGTAGTAACTAAGAAATCAATTGTGTTAAATTGAGGTGGTTTCCATTTAAAGGAATATTCCCATGTGATTTTTTCACTAGGGCCTGCTTTCCCCAAAACAGAAGATCCAACACCATAGAAAGCGTGTGTAAATATTAATCCATCTGTATTATATTCAAAAAGACCTTCTGATTCTTTTTTTAAAATTTGTTGACAAGCTTCAAAAATAGGCTGTTTTGAATTATTAGGAAAGAATTCTTTTACACTAAATCTTAAAGGACACGATAAGTTGTCTTTTATTTTAAAACTATCTTTAATTTCTTTTTTTATTTTCTTATTATTTGTAATAGCTACTAAATTCAAATTCTGTCTAATAAAATGTAATAATTCATATCTAGATTTTTCTTTGCCACCTTCTTTTTTTGATTCTGGTAATATAAAGGTTAAGCCTCTCACGTCCTCTTTTTTAATATAGTAAATATCAAAAGCAGCATATAAATTTATAAATCTGCTATTTTTATCATGTAAGATTAATTCACCATCTAACAAAGTATCAAAACATTCTTTATTATCAGTTCTTGCTCCGGTAAAGATAACATCCATATTTGTATTAATTAAATATAGATTACCTTGATTAGAAATAAATAATAAATGTCTATCACCATCTGCTTTATCGGTGACAATAAAGTTTTTACGAATATTCGGAATGTTAGAATTTTCATCTATAGGTGCTATATTTTCTATTTGCAAAGTATAAGAATTAGGCCCAATAAAATATCTACTAGATATATACTTTTTAGGATCAAATTTATCTTGCCAAATTAATTTCATATAAGATTCAATAACATGTTTTTGTTCTGGATATGATATAGGATAATTTGTGCCTTGCATACCACTTAAAATTTGTTTAATTACTTTTCTTAAGGCATTAGCTATGGTATTAGGATTATTAAATATTGTGCCTGGTCCTGTTTTTTGATTATCTACTTCAATTTCAATTTCATATGTTTCTTCATTATTTAAAACATTTGATTCTTCAAGTGTATATACTCTAATCATGGGGCCGCGATTTTCACGACCAAATTTATCATTCATTTTGTTTGCATACTTAACAATACTTATATCTACTTTAACAGGATAATCATTATGTACAAAAGTAACACGATTAATTAAACGAAATTCTTTTTTAGCTTTTCGCCAATTATCTATTAGACTATTAATAATACCCATTTTTTGAATAGAATTTTCATCGCTATAAGTAACTCTAAAATTAAAATCATCGAAATCTACTGGAAATATTTTTGTTTTATCAATAAACATTGGTCCTTTTGTTATGTGATCAATAAATACTTTTTGTGGTAAATTTTTAATATCATTTGTTTTACAATATTCTTGAATATTAGGTAAACTTCTAACATCTGTTCTTATATTTGACATTTTGAATCTTCCTGTAGTACTATCAAGAAATTCGCAATTAATACGTAAATAATATTCGCCATTTTCTTCACATAGTGGATTAAACCCAGATGATTTTAATTTTTTAACAACATTATCATAATTATTTTTTGTAATGCTTTTAATTCCTTTTGTGCCAAATTTAACTTCTAATTCGCCTTTTCTGTTATTGTCATAAAATGTTTTTACTAAATCATCAAATCGTAATTGTGGTTGTGTTTTTTTTACTTCTTGAGGTTCTTCAATATCTTCATCAAGTTCTTCTAATTCAGTATTTTCTATTTTTTCCAACTTATCTTCATTATTTGTTCTTGTGCGGTTAGATTCTTGTGGTTCATCTTTAATTCCTTTTAATACAAATATTTTTTCTTCGTAATCTAAAATATTTATATCATCTTGTTGTTGTTTTGTTAGTCCATTAAATACTTCTAATAAATCAGGTGGTAAATCTTCAGGTGTATGAGAAGAATCTAGTTTGTTACTAATATTTTTTATGTCAGAATTAATAGTTTTTGTTTGTTTTTCTTTTGCAAATTTGGGTTTCATTCTTTGAAACTCATTTTGTATTTTTTTCAAACGTTTAATTTGAAGTTCTTTTTGATCTTCATCTTTTTTATCAGAAGTTCTAGTAACTTGTGCTTTAGTTTGAGGATCCAACATTTTGTATAATTTATTTAATTCATTGTCACCAAAATCGATAGTTTCGTCTTTAGAACTCATAGTTATAATATATATTAAGACATATTTTTAAATTGTTGTTCATTTTTTTTTATATTTAAAAATATAGGACAATAGATTCATATAAATCTTTTTTGGACTTGTTTTTTCCTGTATCTTTATGTCTTGTGTCAATTGCTAATCTTGTACAAATATGAATTAATTCTTCTAATTTATAACCAGACATAGCTTTGATTGGTTTATCAATTTTATCTAATTTATAAAGTGTGTTTTTAGTATCATTTAATATTTCATCAGTTGCTAATTGAAATCCGTATTTATTAGAATATTTAGAATGTGATAAAACTGCACTAACAAGATAAACAACTGGTGTATCATTCATTAAAATTTCAAAATATGTTTTTTTATTAATATAAATAATATTTAAATTTGAAATAGCACATAACGATAAAAAAGTTTTAATATTCATATTATTATCATTTGCAAGATTATTTTCAATATTTGTAATAGTATCAAATTTATAAGTTTTAATTATATGTTTATTTTTTCTAACTAAAGAAACTAAATCAATTTTGATTTGTTTTTCTAAAAGTATATTTTTATGATTTAAAGTTTCATATTTTAATTCTCCATTTGCGAGAATAAAATAGCACCATAATAAAGTGTCTTTTTCAATTGGAATAAATATATATACTTCTTTGCTGACTTCTTTGCTGACTTCTTTGCTGACTTCTTTGCTGACTTCTTTGCTGACTTCTTTGCTGACTTCTTTGCTGACTTCTTTGCCAGTGTATGATATAATTTTTTGTTCTAATGATTTTTTAATATTATCATTATTTAGCATATAATTTTGTAATTCAAAAAATACATTATTATACTCTTCTGACATTAATTTAATATTATTTTAATTTTTATCTTTAATATCTTTTGAAAAATATGTATTTCTATAATCTTCTTTTTGTTGTTCAATACTATTTAAGGTTAGTTCTTGTGTATTTACATATTTAATAAAAATATTTAGTTCGTTAATAATTTCTTTATCTAAATCAGTTAAATTTATATGAATTCCATATTTATTTTCATTTAAAGTTACACTTTTATTCTTATTAAGAATTCGCAAAATTTCTATTTGATTAAATTTATTCATTTTTTCAATTGTTTCTCTAATATAATTTAATTCATTAATTGAATAATTATTAATAATATTTGTAGAAATAATAGATTCCATATAATAATTATTAATGTTAATATGTTTTTAAATATTATTTACTTGTAATTGTAATTATGAAGAAAAAAATATTATACTAGTGAAAGATTCATTATTATACAGATTTTTCTTCTACAAAAATAAGTTGATATGTTTAAGTAATTTAATAAATTTTTATTCTTCTTCAATAACAAGTCTAGGTTTAGAGAATTTATTTTTTGGTGTAAATTCTTTATCTTTAATTAATTCACCAATAATAGAAACATATTTATCATTTAATTCAAATCTTTGTCCAATAACTCTTACATTTATTTTATCTCCTTCTTTAATTTCTGAAAATTGTAAAGAATGAGTTTCATCATAATGATGATCTTTGGCTATAAAAACAATAACAGGTGATGGTACTTCTCCATAACTTTCAGCCCGAATACCTGCTTTTGTAATATTTTTAGCAAGACACGAAATAATCATTCCTTCTACAGGAAAACAAATATCACATTCAAAGACAATTTCAAATAATACTTGATTTCCTTTCTGTAAAGTTCCGCTAGAATATGTAATAATTTTCACAGATCCAGATTTTACATAACCTTCTACAATACATTTGCTTTCATAGTTTTGTTTAATATTTTCTTCAATATTTTCTTGTAAATTTTTACCTATAGTTGCAACAGGTAATAAAATTTTTCTAGTTATTAAACATCTAGTATAAATAGTTTGTAGTTTATCTCTTCTTCTTTTTTGTTGTGTCGTTTTAGCTACAAATTCCATTATATATTATACATATTATCTTTTTATTTTATTTTATTTCAATTTTATATTTTAATTATAAATTAAAATAAAATTACATTGAATACAATTTATGCCATATAGCCAATTCAGGTATTAAAAACCATTTTTTACCTTCTCTCTTAATTTTATCAAAATATCTTAATAAAAATTCAAGAGTCACACATAATTCAACTTGTCCAATAGCCTCACTAATAATTTCTTTGTCATTTTTTTGTGCTTTTGTACTTTCTTTTGTATATTTATTTTCACCTAATATTTCATTTAATTTTTGAGTAGTTTTTATTTTTCCAGACTCATCACATCTTGCACCAGTGTCACGTTTAGAAGTAATATCTTTTGTTTTAAATACTAAGTATCTATTACTTTTTTCATAGCCAATAAATCCAATAATTTTATTATAATCTGCAATATTAAATGTTAGGATTTCTTTTGCTGATTTCGACATAGCTATTTCTCTTTGATCTTCTGGTTCAGCTTCTACCCAATTATTGGTATCATTTAATATCATAATTATTCTTTTACTTAATTTATACATAATGATAGCAGTAAAATTTTTAGTATTAATGCTATTTATTTGAAAATATTCTTTAGCATACCATTCAAGAGTTTGAGTTTTAATTCGATCTAAAGAATATAAATAATTTAATAATTGTAGTTTTTCATTAAATAAAAGAACTTCTATCATATGAGCTACTAAAAAAGGTATTAACATTTCTTTTGAATCTGGATATTCTTTTGCTAATTTTTTCATAACAATTCCGCAATGTTTGTACCAATTATCATCACCTCTGGGTATACTATTTTTTTTAGTAAATTCTAAAGAAATATCAAAATTAACTTTCATTTCATCTAATATTTTTTTACCTTCTATAAAAATTTCAACTTCATTTTTATTTATTTTAAATTCAGTTAAATTTCTTTTATCAATTACGGGTTTTGTAATATTTTGTTTAATATTAAATTTACCCATTTCATGTTTATAATCAATTGGAACAGAACGATCATACAAAGATAAATTTTTATTACTTAATTCTACAGGTTGAAATAAATAATATTCTCCAATATTTACTAATCTGCCGTCTCTTCCATATTTGTCTATTATAAATTCATTTTGATCTTCAATTAGCTGCGTTAAAGCAGCAAAAATTTGCACATATGGATATTCTTTAGGTGTTCTTATTAATTGTATAAGATTATCTTTTTTATAAAAAAAACTTTCTCTCATAAGCATGCGAATGCGTTGTACTATTTTTTCACTATTCATAATAATAAATTTTTCGCTGTAAGTATCTTGATTAAGATCTGTATCTTTAATTTCTTTATTTGGTCTACAATTATAATTACAATCTGCCATATAATCACAAGCTGGCGAAAAAGGTGCATCTCCTATTTTAAAATCATTTAACATTTCACCAGTAGAGAGAATTTGAGTAATTGGTTCTTTTAAACTAGCATTCATTATTTCTTGTGTAAAATTAGTTTGATCATGATTTATAATACAATCTACTGCGGTTTCTTTTAAAACTCTACTAACTTTTCCAATTTGTATAGCTTTATATTCAGCAACACGATAAACATATAAATCCGCTGCTTCTTCTTTGTTATTTCCTAATATAGTTCCGTACATGAAAATTTCCACATTTCTTTTTTCAAAAGGTAAATCTTTATGAGAAAAATTACGTACACCTCTTCCAATGATTTGTTCAATACGATTCATATTATACCATGGCTCTAGTATATGAATTTGACGAATAAATTTGAAATCAATACCTTCAGAACCTGCTTTTGAAATTAATACAATTTTTACTTTTTTCCCTTCTTTATTATCATCACCTGTTAAACCTTTTACTTCAAAATCATTATTAGGAGATAATCGTGGTTCACCTGTAATCATTGAATAACGTGCTGGATAAAAATCTTTTTTATCATTGGGAGGTTTCATAGTTCTAACATCTACTACTGGTGTTGGAGTAGTTTTAAATAATGGTTTTGCACCGCTATCACCATATCTAGTAAATCCAATTTCTTCTAATGCTAATGCCATAGGTATTAATCCA